AAGACCTTGCTCAACAATTCCGTACTGAGAAAGAAATTGAGTACGGTGGTGTAACCTACGACATTTCTAGTGAAGCTAAGAAACGAACAGTAGGAGCAAAACTTTCTACTGTCCTCAATAACGAGTTAAACGAGAACATCAAAACAGCGTTTACAAACAACATCAATAGCTCGCAGTTCAAACCAGAAGCTACTTCTGCGATGTCGGATGAAGAACAAGCGTTGTACGATTCTAAACTAATTGAACAAGGCGGTGATCCTGATCTTGCTAAACGTGCGGTTGAGATTGAAAAACGAAAAATCAACGCTGAGACATCCGTGGTAAACAAGGATGGAACAGTTCGTTATGGTCGGTCTTTTGCTGAGAACCCTTATGACTTTGCAACTAAGGTGAACAATTCGCTTACCAAGGGCCTCATTAAGAATCCAAAAGGTGAACAAGATTTCGATGCTGGCTTCAAGGTGTTTGCTGCTGCTAAATACGAGGTTCACAACAGTCAAGCATATGGCTATGACCTCAAGGATTACTACGGTGCTCCTATCGGCAGTAAGCAACAATCGGCAGCTGTTCGTAATATTCGCGCATCCTTTGAACAAGTGGGTTTCCCTGTGGATGCTATCCAATCTGGAGTCATTGAAAAAAAGGTTCCGAAAATAGGATCACCTAATGAAACTCAAACGGTGTTGTTTTCAATCGAAGATGATTACCTGCGGAAACCCGAAGCCTACAAAGTAGTTCCGATTATCCCAGCTCATTGGTTGCAAAAACGTGATGAACCTGTGTACGCTTCGGCACTTAAAAAGTTCTCGAATAAGTGGGGCATCTCTGACGAGCAAATTGCTGACCAAGAAACTCTTTATCAATCCCGTGGAATCAAAGTTACCAAATAATTTTTATGTCTCTAATTACAAACCTTATTGAAAACGAGTCGCAACAAGTACTCACCGCAGCGACTCAGGCGGCAGCACGGGGTGCAACAGACGCTCCATTCGTAGATCCACAAGAGGAGGATCAAGGGGAATTCTTTGATCTTAAAGATGTCGCTTTGGCTCCTGTGCGGGGTGTTGAAGGCTTTGCCCAGTCAGTCTATAACTTGGCTGATGCTGTATCTATGGATGCCCTTCCTAACTGGGAGAATCGTTTCTTTGGAGAATCTACGTCCACCACAGGTAAGTTCGTTGAGGGAGCTACACAGTTCCTTACAGGCTTTATCCCTGTCGGTGGCGCTCTCGGTAAAGTAGGACAAGCTGTTTCTATCGGCTCCAAGTTGGCCAAGGCTGGCAAGGGTGTTCAAGTGGCAGCTAAGATCGGTAAGAGTGCTCTTCAAGGCGGTGTTGCAGACTTTGTTTCCTTTGACGGACAAGAGGAACGCCTGTCTAACCTTGTTCAACAATTCCCAGAACTTCAAAACCCAGTCACGGAATACCTTGCGGCATCTAAGGACGACGGAGAAATCGAAGGACGCTTTAAGAACGTCATCGAAGGCTTGTTCCTTGAGGCAGGTATGCAGGGGATTTCCGGTGCGTTCACGGGTAGCCTTAAGAGCCTTAAGGAATACAAAGGTAAACTAGCAGAGGGCTTGGATAAACCAACGGCTGCACTTGAGGCATCTAAGGTACTTGAGGAAACCAAGGTTGTTGAGACCATGAAGGCTTTCGATGAGCCTGTTATCAAAGAGCTTACTGACCTTGATCCTAAGGCTATCGTTGTTGATAACAAGGTAACCTCGGTGGGTGGTACTGACGTTGTTGTTCCTCCTACGAAGGGTGAAGTATTCGATCCTTTGACACCCATTGAGGCCGAAAATAAGTCCCTTAGAATCACTGACAGAGCCAAGCGTTCTGGATCTCAGGATTACTTGGACGTTCTTGAAAAGGCTGACGGTCTTGGTAATATGGCCGAAGTAACCCAGTTGTTGGCCAAGGGTGACCTTTCGATTTCCTCTGCTGAGAAACTTCGCATTGAAGGACTCACTGGTGAAGACAAGTTGGCCACCTTGACGAAGATGAACTCAGCTTTGGGGATTGAGACTAATTCTATCGTTCAGAAGTTTGGCACAGCAATCCCTGAGTCGTTTAACCCAGTGTTCGTTCAGACTCACTTGGCATTCACGGGTGTTCGCTTGTCGGGAGCTAAGGCTGTTGAGGTTGCTAATAGACTTCAAAACGCAATTAAAGGCGGAAACAACGAAGAGGCTGTCACGATTACCGAAGAGTTTGCCAAGTCTTTCCAACAGTTCACTGAGTGGAATATGCTGTACGGTATGCACGCTTCGGGTGCTGGTACGCTCCTTAATCAGATCGGTAAAAACAAAAGGTCGTTTACTACCAAGGCTGAGATTGACGCTCTTGTTCCAACAAAGAAGCCCACGGTAAACGTAGATCCAACAGCCCACAAAGCAGAGATCGCTAAGTTCCAAACGGAGAAATGGGGTTCTGCTTCGATGGAAGAGCTGGCTAAGAAGTTCGCTGCGGCTTCATCCTTTGATGACCTTGAGAAACAGTTGAACGTCATGACCCAGTTGGCTCAAACATCCCGTGGTCGTCGTGGATTCGATGCGCTTCAAAGTGTTTGGAGTAGTTCTATCCTGTCTGGCCCAGCGTCGTTTGTCACAGCAGTGCTTGGTAACACGATTACGAATAACCTTAAGACACTTGAAAGCATCATTGGTGCTGGAGTCTCTGGAGATATTAACGCTGTTAAATCCATTTTTAAAGCTGCTTCTACATTCCAAAGTTTTGGAGAAATGAGTGATGCTGCTATTGCTGCCTTTAAAACTGGAGAAGATCCATTGACTGGTGGAACCACATCGCTACTTGAAAACAGAGGAACACTTCTACAAGGAAACGCCTTTTCTGGTCAATCATTAGGATTTAAAGATGACTCCGCAATGGGATTAGCTGCCGATTGGCTTGGTAAGATTTCAAGTCTTCCGTTTCGTTTTCTGGTTGCTCCCGATGCCCTTACCAAACAAAGCGCCTACGCACGTGCTGGTCGCGCTCACTTCATGTACGAGGCTTACAACAGCGGCATGAAAGATGGTAAGGAAGTTGCAAAATATGCTGAGACAAAGTATCGCGAATTGCTTCTTGATGGCGGGAAGATGTACAACGAAAAGAATCTGTTCGATCAACACGTTTCCCAAGCGAAAGCTGCGGGACTTGATTGGGCTAAAGATCCTAAAGAGTTTGAAAGGTTTGTTCAGAAGCAAGCTGAGTTGAATCCATTCGATCCTGAAAAGGGAACGGTAGCAGAGCGCTTTGGTGAAATCTCCAAAACGGTTACGTTCACAAATGATCTCGATGACATTAGTCAAGGAGTCGCCAATATTATCAATAAAGTTCCGGGATTAAACTACGTTATTCCGTTCGTTAGAACACCAACCAACGTCCTTAAGTTTGGCCTTAATCGGTCTGCTCTTGGTCTTGTGAAGGATTCCTATCTACTCGCATTCAGTAAGGATTTCCGTGAGCAATTTAAAAACGCACGTGGAATGGAAGCTTATGATCTCAGGGGACGTATTGCTACATCCGTGATGTTTACTAGCTCAATCGCGTATTACTTGTCCAACAACGAGGGTTCAATCACAGGTGGTGGCCCTCAGAACAAGGACGAAAAGGCGACCCTAGTGGCCACTGGTTGGCAACCGTATTCCGTTAAGATCGGAGATAAGTACGTTAGTTATCAACGACTTGACCCTATTGCTACCCCGTTGGGCATCCTTGCAGACCTCAATGAATTCAGCCGTTTGAATCCAAAGGAACGCGAAGATGACGACATGGAGGCGGTGTTTTCAGCGTGTGCCATGGCCCTTACGTACAACCTTACGGACAAGAGTTACCTTCGTGGTTTGAACAACTTGATGAAGGCTGTGCAAGACCCAGCAACCTACCTTCCGAAACTTGTGCGAGACATTGGTGCTGGGTTTGTTCCTAGTGCCATCAATCAGATGCAGAACACGGAACACGAGATTATCCTTAGAGATGCGCGTTCGTTTGCTGATGCAACTCTTAAGCGCATTCCGGGTGCAAGTGAACAAGTTCCTCCTCAACGGACGATACTTGGGGACGCTGTGTTCCGTGAAAATCCACTGGGTCTTCTTGGCCCTGCGAGTCCTATCAACATCTCAACAGCCAAGAACGACGTGGTAGCCCAAGAGCTGTCTACGCTTAATGGTCACTTCGGGATGCCTTCGTCGAAACTCCACGGCCTCAACGATCTCGACATGAGAGACTTCAGGAATGAAAGTGGACAACCTGCGTATGATCGGTGGATGGAACTTTCAGGGACTGTTAAAATCAACGGTAAGACTCTTAAGCAAGCACTGGCTTCTGCGATTAAAACCAAGGAATACCAAGCGCTTCCTAAGAAACTCACGGGTGAGGCTATCGAAATGAAGTCTCCACGGATCAACATCATCAACAAAATCATTCGCGGGTATCGCAACCAAGCGCAGATAAAAGTTCTTGGAGAATACCCTGAGTTGTACCAGAAACGCAATCGTGTAATGGAGCAACAACGGGCTGTTCGCTTGGGTAAATTTGAGAATCAAAAATAAATAACTAAAATGGCTACTACTTACGAACTTTCATACTTTGAAACGGACACTGGGCTTACTGGAACCACCTTTGTTTACGGCTTTGATGCCCTTACTGAGGGAGATGTTAAGATTATTGGGTACATCAGTGATGTCCAAACGGATCTTTCGTCAACCATTTCGACCGTAAATACCACCACAAAGACCCTTACGCTTTCCACAGCACCTACGGGTTACGACAAGATTCGCATCTTTCGATCAACCACCGTGCTTCCCCTTGTGGACTTCACGAGCGGCGCTGTGTTGTCTGAGGATGCCCTGAATACAGCCTATAGGCACTCGTTGTTTGCAGCTCAAGAGGTCTCTCAGGATGCATCCAACAGCTCTAATCGCTCTGTAATCTTCACGGCTGACATCAATAACCTTGCGGTTACATCAGCTAAACTTGCTATTGATTCCGTAACTTCCACGAAGCTAGCAGACAATAGTATCCTTGATGAACACATAAATATTGGAGCTGTAACCACAACTAAACTAGCGAACCTTGGGGTCACTGATGCTAAACTCGCGGCCAATTCTGTAACTACGGCGAAGATCCTTGATGCCAACGTAACCGCAGGGAAGCTTGCAAATACCTTGGATCTATCGGCTAAGACTATTACGCTTCCTCCAATTAACCAACCGTTCTCTAAGCAACTATTATATGTTGTTGAGGAGTTTGCTTCTACAACTCCCGGTGGTAATGCGGTGGCTTGTGGAACAGGAGTACCTGTAGCTTTTAATATTAGAGCACTCAATACCACCATTGAAAATGGAATTACCGGTGCATCCTTAAATGCTTCAACATACCAAGTGACTCTTCCTGCTGGTGAGTACTATTTCGATTATTCAGCTCCTGCTCGATCTGTGGATGGTCACTATACGTTTATCTATCAAGTATCTCCAAGTCCCGCTGGTAACATCGGTAACGGTGCTAATGCATATTCAGCAGGTACGGATGCTTCTGGTACAACCAGCGTTGGATCAAATGTAATTACGTTGACTGCAAGCAGCACCGTCATTGAACTTAGACATCACACTGTTACCGGAGAATTGACTAATGGTCTTGGGTGGCCAGTAAGTGTCACAGGTCGCAACGAACGCTACGCAGCTCTTAAAATCTGGAAGATTGCTTAACACCCATGAGTGAGCACACGCATCCCCCAGCTTTGATTGGTGTCATAGGACTCTTGGCTAACCTATCTCTTGAACAAGTGAACACAGGTATCGCAATAATGGTTGGCCTAGCTACCTTGATCTACATGGTCATTAAGATCCTAAAGGAGCTTAAGAACAACAAACAATAATAATTATATGAGTGAAGAAGTACACTTTGATCGCGCATTGAAAATGGAGGGACTCCAAGATCTTTTGATCGACGAGTTCATCCAACAAATCAAAAGCGGTGAGTCATCCCCAGCGTTGCTTAATGCTGCCCGTCAAATGCTCAAGGACAACGGAATCTACGCCACGGTAACCAAAAGTAGCCCCCTTGGGGAGCTTGTTAACCTCCTTCCGTTTCACGACGAGGGACTTGACCGAGTTGTCGGAGAGTAAGAGTATAACCCGACGATATGCACGAAGTTCCCCATCAACTTAAAGACTTTAGAAATTTCCTCTACCTTTGCTGGAAACACCTAAAGCTCCCCGATCCAACACCAATTCAGTACGAGATAGCCGACTGGATGCAACATGGCCCCAAGCGGGCTGTCTTGCAGGGGTTTCGGGGTGTTGGTAAGTCGTGGATCTGCTCTGCCTATGTTGTCCACCAGTTGCTCCTAGATCCCTCTAAGAACATCCTTGTGGTCTCTGCGTCCAAGACTCGTGCCGATGACTTCTCTACGTTCACGTTGCGGTTGATCCACGAGATGCCCATGTTGGAACACCTAAAGCCCACGGACAAACAACGGTTCTCCAAGATCTCCTTTGATGTTGGCCCAGCTCCTGCGTCTCATGCCCCATCTGTGAAGTCTCTAGGGATCACCTCTCAGCTCACAGGATCACGGGCTGACATCATTGTGGCAGACGACGTGGAAGTCCCAAACAACTCAGCAACCCAGTCACTCAGGGACAAACTTGGGGAACAGGTGCGAGAGTTCGAGGCCATCCTTAAGCCCCTTGGGTCGTCACGGATCTTGTTCCTTGGTACTCCCCAGTGTGAAGACTCGATCTACAACAAACTCATTGAGCGGGATTACTCGTGCAAGGTGTGGCCCTCTAAGGTTATCACGGTAGCCAAGAACGAGAAGTCCTACCAAGGCAACGTAAGCCCCTCGTGTGTTGATGATGCCCGTGAGGGACTCCCAAGTGAACCCCTTCGATTCTCTGAGCTTGACCTAGCTGAACGGGAGGTGTCCTACGGGCGCACAGGGTTTGCCATGCAGTTCATGCTTGATCCTAAGCTGTCCGACCTAGATCGTTATCCGTTAAAGATCAACGACCTGATTGTGATGGACATCGACAGGGACAAGGCTCCTGAGAAACTTGTGTGGGCACAGTCACCTGATCTCATCTGGGATACCTCAGTGCCCAACGTAGGCTTCACGGGCGACAGGTTCTACAGACCCTTTAAGGTCGTTGGGGATCACGTGGACTACCAAGGCTCTGTGCTATCCATTGACCCTTCTGGTCGTGGTAAGGATGAAACAGCTTGGGCAGTCGTTAAGATGCTCAATGGCTACTTGTACGTCGCTGAGTTCGGGGGTCTCCAAGGAGGCTACGGTGCTGACGTGTTGAAGACCTTGGCACTCAAGGCTCACCACCACAACGTCAACGAGATCATCGTGGAGTCCAACTTTGGCGATGGGATGTTCACGGAGATCTTTAAGCCTTACCTTGAGAAGGTTCACCCGTGTTCCATCAAGGAAGTCCGTCACAGCACCCAAAAGGAGAAGCGCATCGTGGACACCTTGGAGCCAGTCATGAACCAACACAGGCTTGTCTTTGACCCTAAGTCAATCAAAAAGGACTACGACTCTTGCTCTGTGTACCCTACGGACTCCCAGTTGCGCTACCAGTTGATCTACCAGTTGTCACGGATCACACGAGATCGCGGTGCGTTGACCCACGATGACCGCCTAGACGCTCTTGCAATCGCTGTGGCCTACTGGGCTGAACATATGGCCCAAGATGCCACCAGAAGGATTGATGACCGCAAGGAGGATCTCCTGAAGGATGAACTGACAAAGCTTGCCGACTCTTATTTCAAACGAACCAACACTAACCGAAGCATCAACTCATGGATCTAATCAAGAATATCACCAAGTCACTACTACCCTCTCTTTGGACCGCTAAGGGGTCTAGGAGGCCTTTGATTGGTATTTGTGTAGGACACAGCCGAAAGGGGGATAGCGGGGCTTCTAGCCTATCTGGAGCCTCTGAATGGACATACAACCAAAAGGTCGCTGAGATCCTTAGGCTGGAGCTGGAGAAAAACAACATCAACTCCGTGGTTTTCACCAAGTACGATGGAACTGGTTACACGGGGGCCATGATGTGGCTTGCGGCTCAACTTGGGTTGCTCAAAGTGGACTTTGCGGTGGAGCTTCACTTCAACAGTGCAGACACTGGGGCTGCTAGGGGCTTTGAGTTCCTTTACTGGAGAACCTCCAAGAAGGGCCAAGCCATCGCCTCTGTGTTCCAACAAACCTTCAAGAAGAAGTTCCCCGAGAACCTCAGCAGAGGCTCCAAAGGGTTATCCAAGGAAGACCGTGGTGGTTTGTTTGTAAGACTTCCATCAATGCCTTGCGTGATCCTAGAGCCTTTCTTCGGGAGCAACCAACGAGAGTGGGAATTGTTTGGAAGTGAATACGGCCAGAAGCTCCTTGGGGAAACATACGCTGAGGCTATCGTTGAGAGTGTACGCTCCTTGGGCCTGTAGGGGGTCTAGGAGGGCTCCTAGGGTATGATCATGGTAGATGACAGCGAAGACGACCTAAGGACGCCTAGAATGGCTGCTAGGAGGCCTTATTGAGTGAACCCTTTAACAACCACGTCCGTGGAATAACAAAGGGTGACCTCAATGCGGCCCATAGGTCTCTCCGTTGCGGTCAATCCATCGCTTACGCTCAGTCCTCCCTCCACTTCGTTCCGTTTCAACACACCTTCTTGGTTGATTATTAATGATTTACCTTAGTAATTACCCCAATACGTTCACTAATAGGATAAGACCTTGGTTTTTTCCTCTTCTTAAGTTGATCTTAAGTTCCTTGTTTTGTTTGAAGTTGTGGTTTCAACCGTAACAATTGCCTTTAAGAGACCTTAAGGTGGGGGTAAGGGGGTAAAAAATAAGGTAACCTAAGGTAACTTAAAGGTAACTTAAAGTTCTCCGTAGACCCAATGATCAACCTAGCTGAAGTCGAATATTTAAACAGTTGTTTCATTACAAAGACACCCAAGGTTCCCTCAAGTTCGCTTTGCGAATCAAGTGAAGAGATCGTGAATGCCTTTGCTGTGACCCTTGGAGAAGCCTTTGAGGGCTTTGTGTTGACCATTGTGGACAGCAACGGAGATCAATACACAGCAAGCAACGTGGACGCCCTTAGTGGACTCCAGATGATCAATGGTGCTCTTGATGCGCTTGAAGAGTGACCATGCGGGTGGCTCAAGGTTGTCCTTAAGGTGGCTCAAGGTGTCCCTTTTAAGAATTTGGTACAAAAATCTGAAGGGGTATACGTATAGCAGCCAGCCAAAAATTCCCCCCAGCCGACCCTCGAAAGCTCAATTTGAACACCTATCGCCACATGATCGCCATGAATGCCTTGTCGCTGTTGGATCTTCGGCACACTCTAAGTGTCTAGTGAGGTGGAAGGTGTTGAATCCAAGGGTTAATACCTCATAAGTTGTTGATACTCAGTTGCTTGCTAGCATTCTTCCGTTTTTGGATGATGTTGCCATTTTGATTTTTTCGATGTAGTGACATTGTAAAGCACCAAGAGGGATCACCAAGAGGGACACAAAGGGGACACAAGGGAATCGCCAAGATGGACACCACAAGCGCCACCAAAACGCCAGGACAAATAGTGTTCGATTGAACATGGTGTTCCCTTGAACATTGCGTACCTGGTCGACAAATTTGACCGCTTGAACCGCCACAAGCCGACCTTTAAAACCCATCAAGCGACCGGTGTTCATTTGCT